TACCCCGGACACCGAACATAATCATCATTCGATTTAAGTGTCGAAACCTTTGCCCTGTTGTCAACAAAAGTGTTCGTTGCTCCAACAGTACAAATGTCTAAATACACTTCACCATCCGGAATTGGGGTAGGAACCGCAGTTTTAACTAACTGCACTTGCTTCTGCGTCCTCCGGGTAGTTTCTATGTCTACTCTTATATCTTTTAGCTCATTCGTTATTCCTGCCCCACCGCTCAAATTACCGCTCTGTACGAGGGAGTCTGCCCAATCAACTTCGGCCTCAAATACCCGCAGATGAACAACATCAGCTTGAGCTAACCCCGCTATAGACATAGCACCTAAAATATCTATGAACTCTCCGAGGGCCACAAGTGTGTCTGCCGGGATGGTGAGTGTTCCTGCCACCAACGTCATAGTGCTTTTAGCAACAAACCCATCGTTTATCATTTTGCTCATTGAAAGGTTACGCTTATAATTCTGGACTTTCTGCAGTTCATTTAATTCTACTTCCAACACCGGCGAACCCGCACCGAATTTTACAACCGCAAAGTTCTGTTCTGGGTCAAAAATATCTTCAGTGGTAAACAAAACGGCCATTCAATTTTCCCTCCTTTAATTGAACATAAGCTCAACCACACGCTCTACTTGTATATTTGCTGTCTTAACAAGCACAGGATGGGTCTTATGGTTAATCATTATTCCTGAATCTTGGGCAAGAGAAGCATCCCCACCGAATATTCCTAACTCCCGCCAGGTGCCATTACACTCGCCTTCCCCAAACAGCAATGTAATTCTAAGCTTATTTGTTATGGTTTCTGTCGGGTCTCCGTTAATGTCCAGAAATACAATATTATCTGACGGAATTACCTTTCTACCAATTTCTGCAACAAGAATTATATCTGTTACTGCCGGGGCGGGTGGGACAACCGGATCCCAAGCGACAAGACCCTCACCTATTCCCCAGTACGTTGCCCCTAAATAGCCGTCCTCACCTTTTAGGAGTGCCGCAACAAGTAACCCTATACTGCTTACTATGCAGTTATCTTCCCAATCTCTTACTTCTTTCCGCCCGTCAGCATAACATATTGTGTCCTTAACTCGTCCCACCGCATTAGGCATTTTGTTCACACTACTTTCCTCCATACTCAATAGCTTAGTCATTAAATCTACATCCGGAGTTAAAATTCTGTCTGTGGTTAAATGGTACTGTGCTATCAAATGACAACCTTATCGTAGCACTACCAAAAGCCTCCGCCGAAGGAATCCCTAACGAGGAAATTGTTTTCTTTATCGTATCTACGGACAAGGATGAATCCCAAACATCCGGTATAACATCATCGTAGGCCATAACATACGTAAAAAGGCACGTTACCGGTCTAAATACTTCCATTACAGCACAAATAGTATTGAGCAGGACAGTTGTTTCTGCTCCTTCAATCGGGTAATGAAACAAAATCTGATACGTCTTTTTCACGCCATAAAAGGACTGGTACAGAATATTACTGCCTGATACAAACTCATCTAAAATAGTCAGACTCCAGTCATCTTCCTCTATACTAGCCGAGTAAGTGAGAAACATATTCGCATCAAGCATTCTCGTAATATCAACCTGAAATCCCGACAGAACCCTAGCCAGGTAGCTCAAAATACTTGCTGTGGTTTTACGTTTGTAAATTTCTGTAATCACTTTCAGCAACTTACGGAAAGGTACAAGCGGAATACCGAAGTCATTTGACAGACCCAGTAAAGAACCCACTAACTCCGCTTGCTCATCCGTACAGGTGTCTAAGTCGATAATGTTAGGGAGCCTGTCTAACTCTCGCTGTATCACGCCGAATCCCGCTTCATCACAGGCTTCGAGAAATCTTTTTAGCTGAAGATTATTTTTTTCATCCTCACTCCGCCAAACATCAGGGAGTCGGCCGTACAAATAAAGGCCGAAATCTTTATACGAGGCCAACTACATTACCTCCCTTCAGTTACCGTAACCGTTGCTGTATCGAGCTGAATTACTGACGTTGCTCCGGGTTCTGTATCATCTAAATCAATGTTTACTGACCGTACTCCCGGGACACCCATTATTAAATCAACTACCGCTGACCGAACATACGGCTCATCAAAATCAAACTCGCCCTGAGCGAAGAACGCCGCAATAGCCAGGTCAATAGCAGTTTTCACCTCGGCGTTAGCATAGCTTGGATACGCTTTAACTGTTACAGTCAAATCAATCGGATACCAGGTAACTGCGTTAACATTCAAGTCAGTTCCGATTATTATTCTGTCTGCAAAGAAATCCTCAATTATTGTTCTATCCCCCGATGGTAGTACAGTACTACCCTCAACCATAACATATAATTCAACAATAACCTGAGTAACATCTTCCACCGCCAAAGCAGTTTGAACATTATCCAGGGTCATAGCTAAATCAGCAAAGTCTTGCCTCGTAACAGCCCGGTCTAATGTCTTTAGCAGTAACGGAGCTTGCTTTTTAGCGGAAGCAATACTTTCTTTATCCTGGCCGGCAAGTAAAGCGGAAGCATCCGGATTTGTTGTTGTCAGAACTCCTGCCAATGGAGTAACCATTTTCGTTATTGTATTCGTCGCAACATTCCCTGCTAACCCACCGCCAACTTTATAGTCAGCTAATATTCCGTTCTGTTTTACTACTGGGATTTTACCCGAAACCCCGTCACCAAACCGTATTCTCGCTTTATCCATCTCATCAACCAAGAACATATAGTGTCGTGACGTGTCTAGGCTATCAACAAAATTATTAACCCTTGTCCAAAGTTGAAAACCTAACCCTTCATCAACATATATTTGTAGGCTATCCTCAATAACCGATGTATAACTGATAACAAATTCCTGGTCTGCAGTTCCCCCACTTGAACCTAAAATATCGTCTGTAATTGATACCCCATGAGTAACCGTTGTACTATAAGTGTACGCACCATTAGCATATTCATTACCCACCATCCCGGCCGGAATAATTACTTCTTCGTCGGTTTCAAAAGTCTGCACCTCAATCGAACCTACGCCTGAGGTCTTAACCTTGAACCCCACCGGTATGACAAAATCTGTGGCTTGCGGGGTAATCGTAAAAATCTGCGTGTATTGTGCCGCGATACTGTTATACATCGTATATCCTATTAACTCAGTCAGTCGTATTACACTCTCCCGGTCTTTAGCCGTAGACAGAAAAATCTCGTTCGCAACAACGTCATTATAATAACTAAGCACATCGAGTCCGTGAGACAGTAGTTCAATTAGAACTATCCCCGCGTCTGATGTGCTAAAATCCGAGTACTCAGGAATTTTCGAAGTTAACAAAGCTATCAGGTCTGCCCGAAAGCCATCATAATCTTTTGAGCTATAATCTACATTTGCCCGTACTTTCATTGTACCACCCCGCCCATCGGAATTTCTAGCGAAACTCTGATTCCGTAGTCAATAATCTCGTACTCTATACCAATTACTACATTTGTGTCATCCAAGTACACGTCAATATCATCCATGGTTATCCGTATCCGGGGCTCCCATTTCTCCAACGCTTGTACTACTTCAAAGGCAATTAAATTAGCAGAAGCAATATCGGTTGGACTAAACAAGAAGGTGTCAATATTTGACCCGAACTCCGGTTCTTGAACTCTCTCACCAATCCTCGTCTTTAAAATCTGTATAATGCTCTCCTGAATATGCTGTGGGTCTAAAAATGTAGTCGTAGACATGGCCACGCCACCTTTATTACCAACACGAAAAGGAAAACTTATCCCAGTGTACCCCTTCATATTCTACCACCTCCCTGAATTACAGACCAGTTATCAAGGTAAAAACTGGGCTGTATGCGTAATTTGACTATCATCAACATAACTTATTGACATACTTGTGGCGGTCATCGTTATTATTGACGACCCAAATTCTAAAATTGTGCTAGTAGCATTTAGCGTTAATTTTGCTGACCCAAATTCCAAAATAGTACTCGCGGCTCCCAATGTTACCTTTGCTGACCCTAACTCTATTTTTAACTTCGTTGCGTCTACTGTCATCTTTGCTTCATTTTCAAATTTTCCGATACGAACTACATCCGTCGCTTCAGGGGGAACGCCACCCTGTGTCCACCATGACCCCACCCATATAGGCAAAGCAGGTTTACCTTCTTCAAATTCAACCCAAACACCTGAACCAACTTTCGGAATAATACAAAGTCCCCCACCGGAGAACGCATACGGAGTACAAGGCAACGCCCAAGGACTTACTCCCTCACCATATACCCGCGGGCATTTTACTCTTACTCTCCCCATCCCATTCGGGTCGGCATTATCTAAAACAACGGCCCGGTATTTACCAAAATAACTCATTTAGGAATCACCAACTCTTTCCCCACCGGCAGACTCGTTAATTCACTTTCAGCTATCCCGTTAGCCTCGGCAATTTTTGTCCACAGACTACCGTCACCGTATTGTGCTTGAGCTATAGCCCAGAGCGAATCTCCGCTAACCATACTATATTTCTGGTTTACCACCGCAGGAGTTATCGCCCCATTAACCGCAGGAATTGTTGGCTCAATAAGATTTTCACCCTTTTTCAAGAACTTACCGAAACCGCTTCTTTCCACAGTAACCGTTTGAGAATACCCATCGTCCTTCGAAAAAATATGCCTAACCTTGGTCATGTGATACATACCTGACAATCTTGACCCCAATCCGGAAAGCACACAATTTTGCCCCGACATGAGCAAATTCATCGGGGTAACTTTTGCTTCACCCTCGATAATCGTTTCAGCTTCAACAAACTCTTTTAATGCTTCAGCATCCGCATCCGTAACCGGTTGAGTCATCGGAGTAGCTTCTTCCGCAGGAGAAATTTGGGCCGGCCCTGACCCTGAACCTGAACCACTACCATCTTCTCCTACTACTGCATATTGTCCCCCACCTAAATATTTCTGTGCCATTATTCTACCTCCACATACTCGCCGGCACCCTTATACTGGTATTTTCGCGACCCTGAAGCATCTGCCGGCTCACCATTCAAATCCCTTGCCGTATCACTATCAGCGGTTCCTGTTTCGGTTTCCCCGGTTGTAGCATTAATATCAGATTTCTCTACTGACTCTTTTTTCTTGGCTTTAGTAATCCTCGGCGTAAAACTAATCAAATTATATCTATCACAGCGATAAGCAAAATGACCCCACGGGTCTAAAAGCACTTCTTTCTTCTTATACGTCAAGACATTACCACAAATTCTTACTTCAAACCCGTCCTCCCCGGCCATGTCCATAATAAACTGAATGTCTGTTTTCTCACTCTGGGAAAGTGTCTCCGCAACTTCCGGAGACTCATCAGCGTAGCAGGTAAAGCCATATTCCGCACAGATAGCTTGAACCACAGAACTTCTAGCCATTCCATCCCATGTCCTTTTCTTTTCCTTTCGGTTCATCAGATACGAATTGTCCATGCAGGTAATAGTCAAAACTGGACAACCTTCTTCTGGATAGTCTATATCAATCGCGGCAATATAGCCCTCAAAATTCCACCTCGGCAAATGCGACCACCCACCTGTTATTACCACAGGCGTTTCCTCAACAAATATTGTATCCTCAAGCAAAAATAAGTCTGGGTCGTTAATTGTAATCTTAACGGTACTGGACGTAGAAACTGAATCCTCGTACTCAACGGAGTCAATCATATCCATCCGGTAAGCATCCAGAGCAATTCCGGCAACACTAATTGTCAACAGCATAGATAGAATTTTAGGTTCAGGAACCATACGATTTTCTCACTTCCTCATACGCCGGTATCATAAGCGTATCCCCTGGCTTAACCTCGCACTCTAACTTAAACCTTGGGTTCGCTTCAAGGAGTACCCACCATAATCTAGGGCTACCAAAACATTTAAAAGCAAGTTTATCTAGCGAATCCCCCGCTTGAAAAATATATGTCCAGGCCCCTACCTTGCTAAATGACTCTCTTTCCCTCCGCATAAATGACAGCGTTGTTTCCCTTAGCGTTAGCGGGGTATGCGTATAGCGTGAACCCTGAAATATTCCCATCCTTACACCGCCTTTAAACTCAACTTGGCTATAGCCTTTACCGGGTTCAAATTTGAATCAAACTCTGAATAATCCATGGCAAGAGTTTCTAATATGCACTCTTTAACGTACCACCCGAAAGCATAAATCAATGTCGGCGGAGGCGTAAACTTTACCCCAGTTTTCGCCGGGCATAAGAAGTTATTCAAAAATGCAACGTACTTCTTAACCTCCCCGTTATGCCCAAAAAGGAACAACTCGACCTCCACCGCCTTTGACTGACCCCGAACAAAATGAAACTTTGGATATGGGCCTCCTGGGGAAGCCATCTCTTTATATGTCACGCCATGGGAGTCGCTGAACCCCTCCGGATTAAACAAAAAGGGGACAACCATTCCCGAACCCGTATCCTTAATATACCCCCGCGTCCTTGCTTTAACTTTTTCACTCATTTATCACATCACCCCTATCGGCTGATATGCCGCCATATTTCGAAGCTGTTGTCGTCTGGCTAATTTTTTCTCTATTTCTTCTACGAACTTCCCGGCATCATACTCAACATTTCCGGTTGAGGTAATCTGAACTGCGCCGGCCTCAATAATAATTCTGTTATCTTGTGCTCCCTGTGTTGCAGTTACTCCACTAGTACTTCCGGGAGTCGCCCCCAAGAATGACGAAAGCCGTTGTGTCAAATTATCATTTACCACAACTTCACCGGCATGGAGCATAGCAGTACCCTGACTCTTAACAAATCCTCCCGAGGCCATCGGATATTGTAATTGTGGTTCCTCAGGAACAGGCTGTCCCTCACCTGCGGCGGTATCTGCCCCGGCAAACCAACCCCGAACACTTGCAATCGTGCTAGTAACCCAACTAAATTTACCGGCTAGCCAATTAAAGAACTCAAGAGCGGCCGCCTTTGGGTCATTCCATAAGAGCATAAACCAATCTTTTACAACCTGAATTTTAGCGTTTATTAACTCCATCTTTGTGTTAAACCAATCTGTTACGGCACCCCATAACCAACACCACTCACCATAAATAAAATCCTTCAGATCAACAAAGGCTTGCTTGATATAATCCCAGTTCTTAACAAGCAAATAACCCAGAACTATAATCGCCGCTAGGAGCATGATGACCCAACCCAAAGGCGTAGTCAATAGAACAACTCCTAATGCTCCTGCGGCCCAGGCAACATAAGCTAATGCTACTCCTACTTCCCACAATATTGATGCTATTTTAACTGTAACAAGAATCCCGGCTATTATTCCCAGGGTTTCACCAAACTCTATCCATTTATCAAGTTCCAACCTGTTCGCCTCAGTTGCAACCCCACCCACCGCCGGGGCCACGCCTGTAATGTTGTACTTTAGGCTGTTAATCCACTCCCCAAACTGTTTTACTTTACCTATGCAGAAATTGACATTATCTGTAACCACCCGGGTTACTTCTTCCCACCCATATTTTATGCCTTTCCATAAGGCTTCAAACCTCATCTTCAAATCCCAGAAGTGTTCCATATTTGCCAGTATCCCAAGTTCACGAAGCTTATTAAGCGTTTCGTCGGAAATCGTATAGTCATTCCAGGACTCACATAGAGCTTGCCATAAAACTCCGGCTTTGACAAGCCACACGGTCATCCTATCCCAAGTACTGCCGGTTCCTTCTAACTCCCGAACACTTTTCATCATGCTCTCACAATTCATTCCCAGTATCTCTTTCGCCCGGCCAAAAGTGTTCTTAACATTATCTCCGAAATTTGTAACAATAGTCCTGATATGCAAAAAGTCTGTTTTCCAGACCAGATACAAAAGCCCTACAACCGCAAATAATCGTAACAGGGTAAACATCAACCCACGTAAGGCCGGAACAACTTTGGACGTAATACTTCCGGCAAAAGTCTTAAACTGCCCACCATAAACTTTAAGCAACATTGAGCCTGTTAACAATCCCCCATTTGCCGCGAGAGTAGCATCAGTAACTAATCCTTGGGCTATGGCAAATTTTACGGCCTGTCCTGAAGCGGCCAAAAATCCTGCTCCCACCATCATTAGCAAACCAATAAGAACAGAGGTCATTCCACCGACTATAAGCAACAGTCCGGCAAGACCTAACCCCCAACCGAGAACCCTAACCAACATAGGATGTTCTTCTGCGAAATACAAGAACACATTCAAAATTTTAGTCAGGTTAGACACCACAAAATCAATTACCGGTTGTATCTGTTGCCCTAATAAAATACCCATAGTTTCAACAGAACCCGACCACAACTGATTTATTCCTGCCGAAGTAGCTAAGAAAGCATCCGAGGCACTCTTGGCCATACCATCTACTGAACCCAGACTTGCTACCAGTTCATCAAGCGTTTTCTTTCCTTCTTTGCTCGGGGCCACAATATATTTTCCGGTTGCTTTATCAAACTGCATATACGCTTTTGTACCCAATTCCACAGCAGTAATCATGTTTTTAGCTTGGTCTCCGAAAACAGTTTGGAACGCTACCGCTTTCTGTTCTTGCGTCAAATCCGCTGTAGTCTTTATCAGGTCAGAAAAAATTGCCTGCATCGACCTCATGTTTCCTTCAGCATCCCATATCGTGTCGTTGTCCAACCCTATAAGGTTCATGGCTTTAGCTTTGAACCCTTCTTTTGAGCCTGAAGCTCCCCGGTCAATCTGTGCAGAAAGCATGAGTAGCTTCCGACCAAAACCTTGAACCGTTGCTCCGGATTGAGCCGCTTCCTGACCGATGTTCCTTAACATACCACCCATGGCTAATAGTTCTTCCATTGGCCTGTTTAATGTAGCAGGGGCTGACCCGAGGGAATTAGCAAAAGCAGAAAACTCGTTCATTTTAAACATTGTGTCTTTGCTTAATTCTCCCCACATATCAGCGATTCTTCCGGCTTCGCTAGAAGCAAGGTTAAACTTGTTCATGGTCTGAACCATGAGGGTCGCACCTTCCTCTAAGCTAATTTCCCCGCCGGACATCATGACTAAATTCAAAGTGTCTTTTAACGAGGCAACAGACGCTTCAGTAGACAAACCGGCAGACTTCAATTGATACAGGGCTTTAGCCGCCTCTGTTGCAGAGAAAGCTGTTTCAATACCCACATCAATAGCTATCCGTTTCAGTTTATCTAACTCCGCGCCTGTCTCCCCAGTTACTACCCCAACCATGGTCATTTCTGTCTGGAACTCTTTCGCCGCGTTATACCCGGCCTGTAATGGGGCCAAAACCTTTTTACCCAAACCCATCATGCCGGCACCAAACATCGTTAACCCTAAACCGGCTCCTGCCAAAGCTCCTACAGCTTGAGCGTTAGCATTTACGGCAGTAGTTAACTCTTGGGCACTCGCCCGAGTCTGATTAAAGATACGTTGGGTACCCAGTAACCCGGCAGAAGCATTATCAGTATATTCAAGAACTAGCCCTAACCCAAACAGACTACTCATTTACATCACCTATTTTCCTGCATTTGACGCCGCCTCATTTTCCGCTTCTTTCTGCTCATGCACCATTTTAACCCACATCTTTCGTTCCATTATTGGCAACGACCAAAGGGTATCTCTTTCCCAATGGTAGACATAGGCTAAAATATGCATCTCCATCTTAGCAACTTCGCAGTCGCAATTTGCAAGAAAATCTCGGTCGAAAAATGTGGTTACATAAAATTTACGGCGTTTAACGACCCCTTAAATGACTCCCCACACATCGGGCAGGTAATTTCCACATTCATGTCCACGCCAAACCTGTTCTCCATAAGCAAGTTTATCAGGTACTCGCGGTCTTTACTTGGCAGTTTCCTCATAACATCTTCAGTTACCGAAACCTCATCGAACTTCTGAACACATCTTGTCAGAAGCAGAGTATTACCCCGAGCCAAATTCTGTCTTGCAACCGGGTCTAATATTTCTCTGTCCAAACCGTTAGGGAACCTAATCGTTCCTGCGGTATGACATATACCTTCTCTATCCGTATACCCTTTTGGCAGACTAAATTCTAACTCACGCAGACCCTGGAACGGGAGTATTTCTAACTCCTCGGTATCTACCTCGGTAACAATCTTATTTCGGCAATTTTCTCTCGGGCAGGAATGTGACAGAGTGATAATTCCTCCCACAGATAACTCCCTGATTTTCAGGGAAACGTAATCTTGGTCTCCCACGGTCAACGCTTGTATAATTTCCCGCCATTTTTCTGGGCGAGTCTCAACCCTTGTGTATGTTCCTATTCTCATGATACATCTTTCAAGCATCACGCGAATTACTTTTGCACCGTTGTTCTTAATATCAGGCTTCGAAATTAATTCTTCTTCTTCACCGGTCATTTCACGAATTTGAAATTCTCTATGAATCGCCCCTTTTTCATCTTCGTACCCAGCCAGTAATTCAAACACTTCTGCTTTAGATAACATTTCTTCCAATTGCTCTTTCTTCATCATAATACCTCCATTTTAATTAGACAAAGCAAGGGGAAAGACATTCTCTCCCCTCACTTCTCCACGTTACTATCAGTCTAACATACCCTCGTATTCAATGGTAATCTTTTCGATTGCCACATCACTACTGCCGGAGTCTAAATCCGGGCCTTCCCATTTAGAAATCCAAGCTTCATTCAGAGTCCAGGTTCTCTTAATGGCCCCTTCCCTGTCCAAGAGCGATATTGTAATCACGCCACGATAATCTTTATTTGTCGCGGCCTTCTTGTACAGAGCGTATAAATCAGAGGAAATCAACCCTTTCTCTGCTGTTACCGCAGAGAACTTCTCCATACCGACCAACTTATGGGTCGTCCCAAATCCCCCTTCATTGTATTCGGTAACATCCAGTTCCCGACTCAACCCGCTTATCTTCTGGAAACCAAATCCGGCGGGAAGTCCCGGGATACCAATTTGAAACTTATACTTTAACAGAGGGTCAGCACTATAACTTCTACTCATATCAGATTACCTCCTCTCTACGAAACCGAAGTTGTTTTCTGGCTAAATACCAGAATAACAAACTCGGCAGGTTTTTTCTTCGCATACCCGATTTCGGCGATAACCCTTCCGGCGTTCCGGATTTCTTCGGGGTTCAATTCCGCATCACATTTGACATAGTACGCTTCTTCCGGAGTCGTACCAAAGAACGCACCTTCACGCCATTTCGTGTAGAGGAAGGCTTTAATCTGGTTGGCCAGTTTCAGCCACATGGTTTCATCATTCGGCTCGAATACTGCCCATTGAGTACCCCTGTAGCAAGACGCGGCAATATTAGCATCAAGGCGAACATCTGTTACATACCGCTTTTCAGCCAGTACGGATAATGTCCTAGCACCCCAAACCACAATGCCGACGTTCCTTTTACTAATAAGGCAGTTTACTCCGAGCGGATTGAGTAGCTCAACGTCACCATTTGACAACGCTAGTTCCAACTCTCTCGCCCCACGAATAACTGCCTCAAGACCTGCAGGAGCTTTATGAACTCCGCGAGCTTCGTCTGTCCGAGCATAAATACCCATGATATGCCCGCACGGGGGACAGAGCCTCATCCTACCCTGCAAGGAAAGCGGGTCATCAACCTTAATCCAAGGATAATAAATCGCTCCGTAAGTTCCACTATAGTCAGCCCTGTTGGTAACCATGTTCGCCGCTGTCTGGGCTAACTGTGCATCAATTATTGCGAAACAATCTTTTCTCCCATCAGTGTACGCGAAAAGTCCTGTAACAATGGTGTCAGATGTTTTGCCTGGAATTGCAATCAGGTTAATATCATCAACCACATCAAAGAACGCAAGAGCGTCAACAAAGCTCACATCAGTTAACGATGTTTCATCGCTAGCTCCGGCGGCCATTACCCCCGTACCCGCCGCGAGAACTTCTCCAACAGGAATTTCAATCCATTTGCTCACACCGGTAATAACGTTACCGAAGTAGTAATCGTCCGTAGTCGTGTTTGAAACGATTTCGAAATATTCTACCTCGATACCATCGAACTCAACCGTTACATTGAAGGTATTTGCCGGAGTTGTGTTCGCCGCAACAGTTACCTCCAACAGAGCATTAGCCCAAACCCCTTCATCAATAGCATTAATATCTGCCCCAGTCGATACCGGAACCTTAACTGTAGCTTTAAGGGCAGAAGGGCCAACCATTCTTTTAACCCAAGCACGACCCCCGCCATTTTCAAAGAAACCTTTCACAGCATAAGCTAAATCCGCGTCCACCCTAAATGCAGTTACTCCGCGAGCGAATTTCAAGCAGAAATCATTCCAACTTGTAATAAAAATTGCTTGCGAGGCATCACCTTTAGGGGACAGTCCAATAAAACCGCCGGTAGCTGTCCCTAGCGATTCAATTGCGCCGGCAGAATTAGAACGTTCTTCAATATAAACGTCTGGGCGTAAATATTCTCCCATTTACTTATCCCCTTTCGAGATATTTTCCGCACCGTCCTCGATGCTAGTTTTTTCCGGAACATCCTTGGGGAGCTTACCTTTTACTTCTTTAGCCACTACCCGAATATATCCCGCCATTCTTTCAAGCCGCACTAAATCAATTTCCGCCTCTTTAACGGGTTTCTTTTCGTAAGGCTGAAAGACTATTGCAGTACCATCTTTCCTCATTACCTCAAGCGGCCGTCCTAACAAATTTACTAACAGCAAACTTCCTCACCTCCTATGGCATTGGTACATCAACCAACTCAAGCTGTTTGAAATATGGAGCTTCTTCTGTGGCTTCTTCATCAAGGAAAGCATCAATACGATATATAACACTCCGCCTAAATACCCGCTCGTCGCTTTGCCCTTCATCCAGAGAATTAATTGACCCTTCTATACACATCTGAACGGTACCTGCTACTCCATCCGTATCCAGAACAGCAAGACTTGAGAACGGATAAATCACAGACAACCATGTCCGGAGCATTGACGCTATATCTTCTCTATACAAAGCCCAGAAGTCAATTTGGTAAGTCAACTCATACGGCATAGCTGGACTGGCCATGGTAATCATACCTGTTGTTTCATCAACAGTTGTTGCAATCTTTTCCCAATATGCTTTGTCTTTCCGAAATTCAGAGCTTAAATGCTGAATGGTAACACAGGGATACTGGGCGGTAACAAAGTCGCCTTCCGGTAATTCTACAAGGGCCGGAACTGCTATCAAAGCCCCGGTAGACCCGACAGCCTTAACTGTAGTTGCTATTAGAGCTTGTAAAGCAGTATCCACCTCTTTTACCCAAATCGACGCCATAATATCACCACCCTGTAAAAATACTTCTCAACGAAGCTAGCATCCCTTTATTAATAATGTTTTCTAACTCTTTTTCGACCGGCCTAATTAACGGTCTTGCGGGCATTTTTGACGTCCCAAATTCTAACCACATGATTAGTTTGGCGTAAGGCAACCCACTATCCTTATGAATGGCATCGGGTTTCCACCCAATAAGAATTGACCAAGTAAGCATCCCTGTTTTCTGGGATGTGATAGAAATCGAATCCCTTAACTCCCCGGTATCAACATAAATTGTATCGTGTCCTTTTAGCTTAATAGTAATCGGACTCAGAGGAGCCCAGGGCAAATCTTGGCTTTTAATGTGCTTCACAATTGTTTCTTTAATCGTTTTTGCATCTTTCTCCAACGCCGCCCTCGCACCTTTTGAAATAACTGCAGGTAGGCTCTGTAGCATAAGCGAAGTTTTGTTCCAATCTCCAACCAATTTACTAGCCATTTGCAACTGACTCCTTCGCCTCGACTTTGTAGAGCAAAAACCTATCTCCCAACATCGCTACCGGGTTAATCGTAATAATGTCAAAATCCCGGCCACGGAAGTTTAGCAAGTCTTTTTCCGAAAAAGTAGGAGACTCATTCATAAGCAACCCTTTATCCGATAGCTCGCCAGTAGCAAACAGAAATTCAGCAGTTACTCCTTTGCGTCTCCCTAACTCAGTCATTTCTTCTACTTTCGGATTAAACTTAACCCGTCCTGCAACAACTACTTCTACCCCATAGACCTTTCCTTTTTTCTCAACATAAATCCCGGTCGGTGTCTTGGTGGTCAGCCATTTAATCGAAATATTTTCGATGTCACCTAAATCGGATACTGCCAAAGCAACGTCCTTTTGGATATCATCTAGGTCTTTCGGATTCATAACTATACCTCCTCAACCGGGTCTCCGCCAACTAACTCATCACTTCTACAGTCATACCGTTTAGCATTACCAACCGTTATTCCCGCAAAATTCGGCGAGGACACAATGCTCTGGTATTCTTTCTCAAGTTGCCCCGCAACCTTGAGATAATTCGTAACTCTTTCCGATTTTGCAATCGAAATTCCCTCAACACTAATGCGATACTCTTTAGCGTTCCAAGTTGCTAAAGTATATAACGCATCAATCTGGGCCAATTTCAAAACCAAATATTCTTCGCTTTCCGGAACCGTGGCTAGCGTATATTCAGTATTAAACTTCTCCATCGCATTTGTAATCATGTCCTCAAGCTCTGGGTCAGTAAAATTCCTATTTGCAACCACGGTATCCCGGTCATTAAGCTTCAGCCGTAAGCGGGTAACCATATCAACCAATGTCATTCTCTCACCTACTTAATTCGGCCATTCTCCCGAAGCACTCTTTCCGCATCACGGGTTACTTTTAGGGGGACACCTTTCTCAAGGTGGTAGTACGTCTTACCGATATACGCATACTTTGTTACCATCGGAATTACTACCACTTCTTTGTCCCGGGCAATAATCGGGGTAACAACGGTAACGGTATCGGTAGTTATTTTTTCCGGGCCCTTTGAAATAGTTTTCGCCTCTCCCTCCTGAACTTCCACAAACCCCTGTTGTTCGCCCCTATCTTCCAGGTTACTTTCAATAAGGGCCGGTTCTGGGGCGGTAACAGCAATTTCTGGGGGCATAACAAATTTTTTAGCTTGTTCCACAACCGGGGCAACATCTTTCGTCTTTTTGAGTACCATATCCAATCCTCCTTAAATAGAAGTTTCGACGCTAGCTTTTGTAACAACCGTCGCCCCTGAAATGGTCTGCTGTGCTACAGTCAGGGTATTGATGTCTTTCGCAACACCCGCAGTAGTATTTGCAGACGTAGGAGCGTCGGTCAACCCGGTGCAAGTACCGTTATTGATGTCAACATTAGCTGTTGCATCATTCGCGGCAGTTACTTTTGCGGTAAGTTTAACAACCGCCCCCGTTCCGGCGATTGTAAACTTCGCGGCGATAACAGCATTAGCATTGAGGGCGGCCCGAATCTTGCCAGCAACAACGGTAGCTGAATCATCCCCAACAACATCTACATTCAGAGTTATCGGAGAACCCGCCATACCTGCAGAGGTAACAATAACTGTAGCGGTACCGGTTAAGGTAATTGTACCCACGACAGTAGCATCCTCAACTTGAGCAACTCCGGCGGCCCATGCTCCGGAATATTCAAGTTCAACGATACAACGACCGTTGACCATAGCCGGAGTTGTGTCTCCACCGGTAATTGCAAGGGCCCCATTACCTGCGGTTACTTCTGAAACGGAAACAGTAATCGTGCCTGTAAACCAATCATGCACCCGCCCCTTTGAATCAACGAGCAAAACTTCAACTTCTCTTGTGCCGGCCGCATCATTTTGCTGTGCGATGGCCTTGTTTACGGTAGCGGGGTTTACCTGAAAGATAATATCTCCAGACATAGCCGCACCGATTAGCTCGTATTTATCCATGGGGACTTGATGATTTGCGTTCGTATAACCTTTTCCCATGAAAAGTCCCCTCCTTAAATAGTTTCTAAAATCAAGGTATTCAATTCTTCAATCAACCCGCCACCCATTATGGAGTACCAGGCCAGGTCATGTTTCCGGCCAAAGTCTTTAATCCCGCCATCACGCATTTCAACCGGCAGAGCTTCTGCGAAACCATAAGCATTGTCGCCGAACATAACTGCACGGTAAACATCGTAAGTGCTGTTCGCACCGACACCGCCGTGAGCAACGATGGGCTGTTGGGTTGTGCTGACAAAGATAACATCATCAACTCTGCCAATTTCTCCGGCGTAAATTGCACCGTAATCTTTGGCGTTCTTGAAGTCAGGGTCATCTTTCAGGCCGCGAGCTTGGTGAGGATGCAGGAAGCAGATATAGGCATCGCCGTTCCATTTACGGACATTGGCGGTTTCCATATACTCGACAGCATCTTTAAGCAGAGCGGAGTCAAAAAGGTCACCTTCACCCAAAAGCAAACGAGTAGCCTTGTCTCCACCATAGATGACATTATCCGAACCCATGAGAACATCGCGAAGCATTACGTCAAGAACCTTGGCATAATCCATGCCGAGCAGACGGGCTCCGGAAGCAAGAACGTCATCAAATGAGCTTTGCAGAAGTTTTTCAGAAACTGAGATTGCATTGCCATATTCAGTTACGGTAATCGGAATTTGACTTGCGGTTAAAAGCTGGGTTTCCATATCGACGTTCTCAACCAACACACCGCCGATGGTCAGGTTGTTGTACTTCATGAACGTCATGGTCAGGCCGGGGTTTACCCCTAATTCAGTTTTCTTGGTTGCAAACTGAGCGTATCTCAGAATCGGGGCGGCGGCAAACATGATGTCTTTTGAATAGACAGTCAAAACCGCTTGGGTTAATGTCGAAGTATAAGTTACAGTGGACATTCGTTTTCCTCCTTAAAAATCATTATTTCAGTCCCATATTCCTCTTAATTGCTTCCCTGTTTTTGGCCCAATCTTCCTGGGACATATTTTTTATGTCCTCCGGCGAGATTTTCGTGGACGCATTTACTACCGGGTTTGTCGAAGTCGTTGGGACTACTTTTTTCTTTGGTGTTTCAGGAACTGGAGCAGGGACTCTATTCCCTGAAACTTTAAGAGCAATAGCTTTATATTCATCTTTAGCCAACTCAATAGACTCATCAATTTCTTCCTGGCTGTCTCCTTTAACTAAAGCTAAAATTAGGTCGTCGCCGGCCTCCGCCAATGCCCTTTCCAAATACAGGGTGAGGTCTTTCTTCTTACCGCTTTCTTCAAGAGCAGTAATCTTGTCAGACATCATTTTAAGCTGTGCTTCGAATTTGACCTGTGCATCAACAACAGCTTTTTCTTTGTCGTTGAGCGTGGCCCTTATCGTGGACAACTCCCCTTCCAACGTCTTGATTTTCCCGTCCCGCTTGTCAATTTCATCGTAAAGCTTGTCTTTTTCCTGCTTACGAATCTTTTTGACAAACTCCTTGACATCTTCCCTTGCCAATACTTCCTTCAGCGTAACTACTTCAGGTTCATCATCCGAATCTAGTTTCTCATCTTCTGCTTCATCTATAGCGGGTACTTCCACCACTACTTCCTTCGGGGTACTTCCTTCATCAACAATATATTGGTTTCTTTGACTGTGAATTTAGACAGTCTTGAGGATTTAATGTATGATTACTTTGAACTGTTATACGCTATAGATGAATTGGAAGAACAGTATCGTATAGCACAGGAAACAGTTGCAAGTATCTCGCTTGAGGAAGTCCAAATTATTAAGGAGGAACGGTAAAGATGCCGGAAGAAGAAAAAGAAACACCGCAAATTGACACGACTATTGTTGATACCTAAGTAACTGGGCGGGTGTCAATTCATCGTAAACTTTTTGAGCAGCCCGGCCTTTCACCGGAACTTTTTTTATGACACTCTTTATGTCTAACAAGGCATCTCTATATAGTGTCTGCCCTGCCTTTACTACCGCCGCTTTTTGTTCTACGACAGTAAGCTTAACGACACTTTTACCCATAACAAGTATATCTTTCTCCACAACTTTTCCCCGTAATCCTTGTCTCGCAAGCTCTTTGACAATATCAAAGCCTGATAATTTATACCCAAGCAATGTTTTTTCCTCTAACAAGTCATACATTTGTTGAGCAGTTACTTTTACCCCTTTGCTAACTGGTGAGGAACTTCTCAACATCGATACTAATTCTTTAGCATATTTATCCTCCTTCGACACGCTCGTTACTCTGGGAATTGCCGAGGCTTTCGGGGCCGGGGCTAATACTTTCTCAATATTCACAGCTACTGGAGCAGAGCTTTTCTGCAACTTCTCAAGTGCAAGTTTCTTGACTTCTTCCTCTTTCCATTTAACTGTGGCTATTTTCTCAAACATCTCTACGGCCTTATTCCGCTCATTCTCAGTTAAGTCCGAAATAATTGAAATATCACCGAAATTCACTTCTTTAATCTTGCCGTTCCAACCCATATCCTCAATGAATACTTTTATATCAATATTGTGGGCTTTCAGAACAGCAAGTTCATCTTGGCTAAATTTGTTGTACACCTTCTGGGCGGATAACTTCATATTTCTATCTGCATCCATTACAGCGTTAAGCTTTTCAAAGGCTTCCGTATGCGCCCGGCCATACCCCAAAAGCACATCATCGGATACTTCCTTAACAACATTTTTAGTTCTCGTTGCCATGGCCATTCCAATATCCTTATTTACGAGCTTGCCAGCAACTTGTTCCACTTCAATTTCCCTATAACCCTCACGCTCAATGACCTTTAACACCTTAAAGTTTCCGGCCGTTACCGACTCTAACTGCTCCCCAAAACTGCTATAAGCTTGAATATTCAAAGACTTACTTTTACCCACAACCTTAAACAAAACAGGATTATCAAATATTTCTTCTTCAAGCGTATCCTTAACAAAGGCGGAGCTTTTCGAATAACTCCTTATCCCTGCCGAATAAACATCACCTTTCTTCAAAGACAGGTTGCGGGAAACGCCGGACTCTAACCGATACAATATTTCTTCTTTAGCTGAAGCATTGTCAATATACTCCATCAATGCATTAACAGTCTTTACATCTCTTGGGTCGAGCTTCTCTATACCCGTCCTGGCCATAACCCTTTCCGATACAAACGGTATGGGGGAATTTCCGGCTGAAAACTCAACCAACTCATCCTCAAGCTGAGTCAATCCCCCAACATTGAAAAACTCGCTCGGTGTTTGAGCACCGGTAAGCTTTTTCAACAACCCTTCATCTAAAACAAACTTAGTCGAAATCTGGGCCGAAGTTGACCGCAGAGGAATTTCCCTTTTCAACAAAGCTTTCATGGTCTTGGCTACTCCAATTTCATCTAGAGTCTCCGCCAGTACTGCACTATCCGTTATCTTTCGGCTGATTAATAACTCTTTAGCTATCCTTGCATCATAAGCTGTCTGGGTCTGCAAAAAGTAATTTATTACTGAATCCGTTTTCACTCCCCGCCAGTTTCTTGCTTCCCTTTGAGCCAGTTTAAAAGCTTTATTCGGTAAGTCCCAATGAACCATAATGTTCGAGATTTCCAAGTTCAAGCCTGTAGCCCCCGCCGCATCGGTCAAGACCATCATTTTTTGGTCTGGATTTTCCTTGAATTCTTTTATCAGGGTGTTTCTTTGTGCTTTTGATATTGACGAGTCATAATACAGAACATTTTCCTCACCCAACCCCGCCCGTATTGACTTAAAAGCATCCTTATCAGAAGTAAACACCAGAACCTTTTCCCTTGGGTGCGTTCTCTGTATCCTATCTAAAGCCGCGAATTTCTTATTCTCTTCCGGCGTTCCTGTGTTCACAATCTTACCTAGTTTCCTATCCCGCCGAGCCTCGGCCTCTGTTTTAGACAGTTTTCCTGAAACTCGCAGTTCTATAGCATCATGCTCTGCTTTTGCTATTGCTTTACGCTGTCCGGCAGACAAATTGACAGTTGAAGTCCTGTGCATAAGTCTTGCCTTTACAGAACTCTTTTTCGTTATCACTAGCGGATTTAACGCATCACGCAAATCTCGCAGGATACTTTTTTCATAAATTGTCGAAGCTTTTACAATATCCTCAAACTTTGCCTCAAACTTAACTTTTGACTCTAATAGTCCGGGCCGTAACCAATCCAACATACCATACATATCACTTACTCTATCCTTAATAGCTGTTCCTGTCATGGCAATACGATATTTTGCTTGCAGGTCTTGGGCTAGTTCCAATACATCAGCTTTTATCATGTGAGCCTCATCAATTATCACCATGTCATACCCGCCGGCACGAAGGAATTCCATGTCATGTTCAAATTGGGTATGCGAAATAACGGTAAACCCCGGCTCAGCATTAGCATACTGCTTCATCCTTACCACCCGGGCCGAAGTAGCGAGGTTCCGAGACTTTACCCCGACAACCATTTCCTTAATTTCTTCGTCGAACTGCTTGGACAAGTTACCGGGAGTTACTATCAAAACCCTTTTCACTTTACCCTCGGCTATTAATTCCGTCGCTGACCCAATAGCGGCATGGGTTTTGCCCGCACCTGGGGCGTAGTGAATCAAACTCTGTTTGTTCTCTTTCGTAAACCTTATACCTATCTGCTGATCTTTAGTCAACCTGAAAGGCATCATTTTCCCTGTAGATTTATTCTGTATCTCATCCTTAAAATACGCAGGAAGCCACTCCGATTTATTTTCCTTCCCCGCCCGAATCTTTTGTAGCCGGGCAGAAAGCGTCGCCCTTTTCTCTGTGTCATAAAAAGCATTAAACTTACTTATTCCGGGTTTGTCTATGACCATAAAATTCGTTCCTTTAGTTTTGACCATAGCATATTCTGACTTCCGTAAACCCAACTTCGTAGCTAAATCCTCGCCCCTTTGTTTTACTCCGACCGGAACATTCACGAAAGATATTCCCTTACCACTTTTCAGTTCCAACAATAACCTTTCGTGCATCTCGGTATAACCAATAGCATCTCCGAGTTCTGTTCTCGCTCCACGCAAAGCACTTGTTCTCAAACCCATTATGGCCCGCTTCGGGGTTCCTTCCAAAACCTGTATCCGATATGACCCTGCTTCTTTGAGCAAACCATCGGCCCGTTTCATAGAAGCAAATAGGGCCTTACCCAAGTCTCTATCCATATATTCTTCTATTGACTGAATTACCAAACCTTCTTTACCTTGTGCCCGAATTTCCACGGCCAGTAATTTCATAGCGTTATCGAGTCCGATTTCCTCAACAATATCCGGAGCCAAATATTTTCCAATCGTATTTTTACCTAGTTCAGCATAGGCACGACTTCCGCCACGCTGAATATATTTTTCAAGGGGCTTGCTCTTAAAACCAAAAGCCCCGTTCATTCCAAAGTCAGTTTGTTTCCTAATTCTACTTTGATAGGCTATTACTTTTTCTATTGGCCTTTTTATTGGCTCAGTAAATGGCAAGGTGTGCTTAAATTCTTCTACTGTCCACTTCCTAATATAATCCTGTGTCGAGGGGCTTACGAATCCGGCCCCGTAATTCACCATATCTTCGCCGGCCTGGGAAAATGCTTTCCTTGCTGAAACCTGTAGCATTTTCTCTGCAATAGTAACCGGAACGATATGACATTGACAATACGGGTGGGGATAAGCGGGCATCTCCGCACCGGAATATAATCCTGTTGGGTCAATACTTGTTTCCTGTGTTGCCAATATCCCCATAGCTTTTTCGCCTGTTCCTTCGGCGAGTTTGTCACAAATATCGTACTTCTTATGGTTCGCGTCAAGTTCCCATCTTCCTAGAATCCCGGCCTTGGCCAAAAATTCCGTCGTGGCTAATTGGTCGGCCCGGGCCATTTCTGAGGTCAGTATTCGGTCGTTCCAACGAAAAGCACTCCCACCGTGAAGTGAAAGTCCGTCACCCATCCTATTTGTCAAATATCCCTGCACTCGGTTTTTAGCTAAACCACTTTGCTTGACGGAAGTAGCAGAGGCTACCTCTTGAGCCAAACGATTATTAGTCAGTCCTTGACCGACCTTAATTCGCTGTGCTCTGGTAGCCCCTTTAAACTTCCCTGATAATTTTCTGTTAACTTTATTCTGAATCTGTTCTAATTCCCGAAGGTTCATACCCGGAATCTTTGCTGATTTCAATACCGCTTGCATTTCCGCCATTTTCTGTTCAACAACATTACCCACAGCAGAATTAACGGAACGGCGAACATTACCAAATAAATTCTTCACTTCTTTACCCACAGCGACATCTGTTCCGCTAGTAGCTAAAATACGAGCCCCAAATTTATTTGAGATACTCTCTGCCGAAGCACGAAAAGTTCCATGCAGTTGTTCTCTTTCCATCGCAAGTAATTTCCGGTCAACAGCCAAAGGTTATCTACTCCATTCCTGAACTCTTACTCATATCAACTACCGGTTCTTCCCCAGTTATATCCGCCCCTCCGCCGGCCTGTTCAAACAGCAACTCTTGCTGATTTTTTTGATACTCGGCAATAGCGGCAAGCTTCTTTGTAATATCCCCATCAAATCCTAACTCTTGCAAAGCACCTTCCGGTTCTTCCAACCCTAGTTTCATCTTCTGGGCAAGAATCTGAATCTGTACTAGCTTGTCTTTTGGTAGAGGGTCTGGCCAAATAACACTCATCCTAGCCAGTTTCTTCAACAACTTCCTATCTTTGAAAACCTTATCAATAACTACTACTTCCTCCGGCATACCAATAGCTCGCAACAACTTCAGGGCCATCATGGTAATCTTTTTCAAGCCAAAACCATAGGTCTGTCGCTTTATCCAGGTCTTTTCCAGAAGCGGGGCATACTTGATTTCCAATGCTACCCCTGACGTGTTTGAAATAGCGGCCGTTGCTCCCAAACTGTCCTCTGGGGTATTTGACAGTTCGTGCATAGCAGTTTTAATTGACGCAATAAAAGTATTTGACGCCGCTAAATCAGAAGTCAACTCTAAATTTTCAACTTTAGCTCCTAGTGGAAGCCCGCCCCAAATCTTCTTTGCACCCTTTTCCAAATCCTTTGCTTTCGCACCGGTAATAATCGTAACCGGGGCCGCATGATAATTAATAATGTCGGACACATCAGTAGACTTTTCATTATACTCATCCTGAAGGTCAAAGACATTTACAACATCACTTTGCCCGAAATTATACCCGGCCAGGGGTATATTCGGAATATGCACGACATTAATTTCCCGAATCGGATTAGCAATTTCGTCGGTCAGTTGTCCATCCGTGAAATATTGAATTGTATCCCGGTCAATAATCTCCTTATAAATATGAACATCATCTGACCCGGTAATCGGGTGTGGAGTGACCACGGGGTATTCAATAATCATCTGAGTCATTTTCTCCCTATTGTGCGGAGAATACGTTGGAAAGCAAATACTGCTATGCAAAACACTTATCTTTACTTTCCCGTTAGGATAAAGCTCATCATACAAGGTGTCCTCATCGTCGGATACTTCAGCTTCTTCAACATATACTTTTACAAAACAATCCCCGGTTATTCCACCCATTTGTCCCATTTCTATTCCGACAACTTCCCGCCTGTTATAATCCCAGAACTCATTGACCAATTCTTTAACATCATTCAACTCCTCAGCGAACTGGAAGCTAAATCCTTTGCCGAATAGAAAAGCTACTGACTTATCCACGAACGCTTTACAGTAGTTCATGGTAATCAGGGTTTCCCCTTCTTCCCGCAAAGTTTCCCATTGGTCACCCAAATAATACTGCCAGTACAGGGAATAACCCTGAAGTCTTTGACGCTCAACATAACTTGGAATCAAAAAATAATTAATCAATTCCATAGAGGCCAAGCTAGTTCTCCCCATTTTTCACTCTCATTTCCGCCCTTTGTCGAAGTTGGTCAAAAGATTTTTACTCTTTATCCCAATCTCGGATATGACCCTATCATGCAACATCTCTTTCGTTCGGTGTAACCTAGCGTCTTTTTCAGGTCTTGTTTCTCCTTCTTGCCTTAAAAACGGCAATACCCTAGGGTCAATTTCGAAATTTTCTTCCCCCGTTGGGCCAGGTCGTTCTGTCTGAACTCTATCTGCTACACTATTTTTTGACATTCTCGAATCACCTTCATACATCTGCAGAACCCCCTTACTGGTTGAAACTCTTGGCATTTATGCCGACCTTCATCGCGGCGGTTTCTTTCCCGCTGGCTTTTGCATTGACTTTAATTCCGGTCGGAACGGAAGTACCTGACATACCGGCAATCTTTGCAAAGCTTTCTGCCCGAGAAACCTTAACTACACCGTGGATATTACTGGTATTTTTCTTTTTGGTAAAAATCATAGTTCTCACCTCCCTCATTCAATTTAACCTTATTGGTAACTCTTAACTAAATAGGTAGTCGCTCCAGTTATGACCACCGTCTTTCCGGGTGTCCCGCCAATAGTTGCTTTCAAATACCCCGAAGCCGGTACTGTCAAAGCAATACCATTAGCTGTAAAAACTCCAGGATTAACTGCGTCAGTATTGAATATTTCAATCGTTGAGATATTCTCGGTAAAAGTCAAAGTTCCTGCAACATCGTCCCCATCATCCTGCTGTTCCAATAAAACAGTCCCGACAAGTTGCACCACTCCAACAACAGCCGGAGTAATAATTTCATATGGTGTTCCCGCCGGGATATTTATTCCGTTCGCTCCGCCGATAAACGGAACCGGGGCCGCTGTTACTGCAATAACTCCGTCAACACCGGTCATTGTGCAAGAAAATTCCGGGAGTTGGTCAATTGCTGTCGCAATCAGCAAACCAGTATTTTTAGCATCATCAAGAGTCCCGGCGGTCTTACCTAAATAAACTGTCAGCAACTCACCGTTAAGTGAGGCACTCAGGTTATCATCACTACCGGGTGCAGGAGCTATTGTCAAATCATAATTATTTCCGGTCATTCCCGCCAGGGCAACTACAATCGTAAGCTGGGGGTCTGTTCCGCCACCATGAACACATCCTGCTGAAACAGGTTCTAAAATTGAAGTAATCGTAATACTTGACCCAGCATTAGCGGTAATTGTTCGGTAGTAGTCAACCCCAACAATCGTCAGCTTGATACCTTTCCCGACAAAAATTCCGGTACCATAATTCTTGGTCGTATCCGTAAATATGCTAGGCGTACCTACTATTGAAGAAACGCCTGTTAAAACAGAGCTTGGGCTATTTGCCTGAACAATCTTTTTCGTGGCCGGTTCCCAACCACTTACTCCATACCGGTAAAAATCATTCTTATCAGACTCCCAAAACTCTGAGCCTAATGGGACATTCACAGAAGCACTTGCTACTGGTTTAACGTCTGTAGACAGTCCACTAAAATGTTCACGATACTTCTTCTCTCTTGTTACCGCCATTAAACTTTTCCCTCCTTATTTGGGCCTTAAATCACCCTTAAAATACTACTCTAATAATAGCCTCATTCCGCCAAACTTGCAATTCTCTTAGGCGAAGCCGCCGAAGGCGTTAGCATAGCTTCGGATAAGTACACATATTGGTGTTGGTAGAACCTTTACCACATAGTGTTTATTAGTAATTATATGTTTCTTTTGTTAGTACACATTCCGGTGTTGGTAGAACTTCAGTTTCAGGGGTTTTAGTAAGTACACATATTGGTGTTGGTAGAGCCTTACCCTGCCCGCCTTGTCCGTTTCCTCATCTTAGACGAAGCAGGTTGTGTTTCTCTTCCTTCCTTATTAAAGAACGGGTTATCATCTATTTCAACTAAACCCATCGCTTCAGATAAGGCCGCGAGATTGCAAAGAGCAAAGCTATCAGGGTAATCATCATGAGCACCCTTCTCATTAGGATGCTGACATACCATGAAGGTTCCCCTCCAACTCTTTTCCATGTCTAACATCTCTTGTTTAAATTTCTTCCACTTCTTATACTTCTCAACCCGCGACCCGTTTGGCAGTACCCATCTTCCCGCACCCATTTCAGCATTTAGCAATTTATACATTCTGCTTTTTGAACTCATCGAAAAAGTAATGCACATCACGTCTACTTCACCTTCGTAGTAATGCTTAAACCTGTCTGCTACCGGGTCACCTTTACCGGTTGAGTCAATAGCCAATGCTTTAATATTGTACTTGTCCAGAAAATCAACTATCTGGTAGAATTGCAAGTTTGGCGGAATGAGGCTATTATTAGAGTAGTATTTTAAGGGTGATTT